TCCTGCTGGGCCTGTAGCTCCATCAGCTCCGTCAGCTCCGTCAGCTCCTGCTGGGCCTGTAGCTCCGTCAGCTCCGTCAGCTCCTGCTGGGCCTGTAGCTCCTGCCAAGCCTGTAACTCCTCCGCCTCCATTGCCGCCGCCTGCGTTAATAACATGTACTTGTCCGCTAGGAGCCTCTACAGACGGCATAGGAAGCTCTACTGCGTGTTCGTTACCATCGGTAAAGGTAAAGACTAAATCGCCATCAGCGGCCATCTCGACGCTCTGAACGCCTACGCCTTGCTCACCGTCTACACCGTCTGCCCCAGCCGGGCCTGTAGCGCCCTCTACGCCCTGTACACCCTGCGGCCCTTGTGCACCCTCTTCCCCTTTAGAACCGGGGGTACCGTCGCGACCCGGCAACCCTTGAATACCGTGGGGGCCGGGGAGCTTCTGAACACTGTTGATCTGATCCTGTAGGTCAGACAGCAGCGTGAGAGTTACTAGATCAGCCACGTGGCATACCGCCCTGTGGAGCCTGTGGAGCCTGTGGTGCTTGCTGGCCTTGACGCTGTGCCATCGCCTGCATTAGCTGCGCTTCTGCTCCTGCCCGTGGGTCTTGAGCGGAAGCAGCCTTGGCTTTAATCTCTTGCTCTTTCAACAACAGCTCAGCCATACGTACACGCTTCTCGAAGTCAGCATCGATCTGCCCGTCCTTGTCAGTGTCGCTATACTTCAGCGTCATCTCGGTGGGCATTAACTGTGACTCAGTGTTGTACTTAGTAGCGCGTGACTGGCTCTCTGCTGCCTGTGAGTTCAATAGCTGTACTTGACCCTGTGTGATAGCCATCTGCATCTGCTGTGCTTGCTGTGCCTGCTGCTGTGCTTCAGGGTTAGGTTGAGCAGCCGCATCGATTGCTTCCATGATCTCTTCACGGTTTGCTACATTCAAGTGGTCGATGACAGCTTTGACGATGGCGCTGTGTGCTGGGCTATCTGGTGGAACCATCTGTAGAATCTGAGACAACTGATTCACTTCGTACTCACGAGCCATTGCACCCAGTGAGCTATAGGGAGTGAACGTGTAGTCTTTGATTGGGTAGTTCTCAGGGTCAAACTGCATGTAGCGATATGCAGCTTTACGGATAAACGGGATCAAGAAGTTCTCTTGGAAGTTCACCAACGTACGCTTCTGACGCTTAATGAGCGCCCCTTGCGACATAGACATACCAGCAGCAGTAGCGTCGTTAGGCATCCCCTGTGCGCCATCAGAAGCACCAGTAGCTTGTGCTACCATTGCCTGTAGTGCTGCACCCTGTTGGAAGGTAACTGCATTGAGCTGACCGAAGTTAAACGGCATGATTGAGTCAGAAGGTGAGCCATTAGTCATAATCATACGACCGGGGCGTACCTCTAGCTTGTGTCCACGAGGGATGCGTGTAGCGTCCACTGCGAGCATTGGGTGGGTCGTTAGGGCCAGTGCATCAATACGTGCGCGTAGCTCTGCATCGAGCGCCTTCTGGCTCATGTAGCCTTTCTCACAGACACCACGACCCCAGAAGATAGACGGTACGATGTCCCACTGGAACGCCACGATAGGGCGGTCTTGGCACATGTAGGGGGACGGGATGGCTTTCAGCAGCACACCTTCGTTAGCAATAACAACGATAGACTCAACGTAGTGGCCAGCGTTAGGGATGTCCTCTTCATCTACACCAGATGCAATTAGCAGGTCACGGGGGACTTTGCCGTAGTACTTAGTGAGGCGGACGCGCCCCTGTGCGATGTTAGATACTTCAGGGTCAGCTTCGATAGACTCATCGGAGGCAGCACCAGAGACATGCTCTTCGTCGCTGTATACGCCAGACTCCTGTAGCTCCTGTACGATATGCTCACTGACGAACTCATCAATAGCACAACCCAGTGCATCATCAATACCAGTGGCAGACGGGTCAATCAGGAAGTTCTTAGGTTGAATAGGGTTGATCTTGACGAGGGGACGGTAGGTCTCTGTTACGCCAATCTCCTGCATATCCCCTTCCATAAGAGGGCGGCTGCCGGGAGTGTATGTCTTGTGTTCTTCGATGATGATCTCACCGACGCCTGTGCCATAGACAGCAGCATTGACAAGTACTTCGGCTACACAGGAGCGTACACGCGCCAGTGCGAAGTCTTCGTGTAGCTTCTTAGACAGGTAGGTCATGTCAGCCGTTTCTTGGTCGTTCATATCATCTTTGATACCGAACAGCTTACCACGGCCAAAGGTGGCTTCTTCTACTTCAGCTACGTTAGATTCAACAGCCTGTGCGAGCGCAGGAGCAATCAGCTTAGATCGCTCAGAGTCCCGAGTCTTGTCACCAGACGACCACTTGTTGCGGTATAAGCGCATGTACTCGTCGTGACGGTCTGAGTAGTTGGCTTCGTAATACTCACCCCATTCGTTACACTTACCGATCACCCAGTCTTGCAACGTGAGTTCATGGCCAAGACCATCGTTTTCGCCAAAGATGTCTGACATGCCGTACTCCAATGTTTGTATAGTCTATTATACCACAATGCTTGACATAAAGTCAATAGCCTGCTATGGCATCCATCATTTCATATCCGTCGTCTATGTCTACGTCCATGTGGTACGGAACGATAGCCATCTGGTCGATGTACGCTAAAGCATCCAGTAAGTCATCGTGTACTAGCTGACTCGGGAAGGCTGACGCCTCGTCCACTAATGCTGTGTTCCAATCGGAATGCTTAATTCGTATCGCTTTATTTTCAAACCGCCCCTGCAACGACCAAAGAATTCTATCTTGTTTTTTCTGGTTTCCATGAGAGAGCAGCTCCACCCTAAACACGCGCGCCGTCCTCCGCATGAGATCTGATAGGGGTGACGCGACTGCCTGTTGAGCAATTCCTTTCTCAATGCCGACACTTGGCGGCCTATACTCTTCAACTGCTTTAAAGATTCGCTCTGCTGTCTCATCAAGTGTCCATCGTCCGAACTGGATGTCTTCAACCCACCACACCCCGCCATCGTCAACAAACACAACAGCAATAGCACTGTTATCACGGCGCTTAGTCTTATTACCGCGATCGCTTTCAAAGCCCGCCAGATCGACTGCAATGTAGTAATCCCCCGGCTTATCTTTTGGCTTCTCATCATAATACACAAACTCGTCTGGGTGGAAATACTCCGAGCCTGCTGCGTTAAAGTCTGCTTCAAACTCTTGCTTAAACTGCCAACGTGCCATAGTCGCCTTAGCGTTGGCTATCTCGTCTGGGTCTAGCAATGGGTTGTCGTGTGAGGTCAGGTGCCAAGACTTCCAGCCTTCCTTTCCCTCGATCCCGTGTAGGTACATATCGTAGAAGCTGTTGCGTCCCTCTGGTGTGCTGATGAACAAGGCAGTTCCTTTCCTATCCGCTAGGGCAGGACGTAGGATCGTGTCGAATACACCGGGCTTGTGGAAGGCAAACTCATCTAGCACTAGGTGCTTCAAGCTGTAACCACGGAGTGTGTCGGGACGGTCGCTACCCTTCAGTGCAATCTTCGTACCACCACTCAGTGTAATCTCTAGGTTGTTTACGTTAGAGGACTCGATGATGTCAGCAGCCAACTCGAACAGCTTATCCCACATCAAGTCCCTAGCTAGTCCCTGTGTAGGGCCAACGTACATCACACCACCCGGCTGACCATCGAGGGCAGCTAAAATCAGGGTGACGGCAGCGAAGTGAGTCTTGCCGCAACGACGGCCAGCAGCTATCACCTTGAATCGTGCATCACTGGCTATTACATCTTGTTGCCAAGGGAATAGCTGGATGTCTACTGTACTCACTTTTGCTCACTCCTGTTCTTTAATTCTTCTGCTAAAGCAGTAGCGCACAGTGGGGAGGTACGACATACACTTTTGATTTGTTCTGGTGTAGCCCCTAGATCTAAAGCCAGTGCGACCAGCTTTTCTATGTGTTGTTTGCTACCATAGCGGCTAGAGGTCTTCTTCAAGTTCCCCTGAACTTCCGTTGATAGTGACTCCGGGGTCTGGGGCACCAAGGCCGCTAATATTAATAGACACAGAAGCTTGCGACTTACCATCACTAGTGAATCCTGCCACTGGCATTAGACGATCAGACAATACTTTCAAGGCAACACTCTGATTCTTAGCCTCATCATCAAAAGCGAGGTCGAATAGCTTCTCAATCAACCG